GCGGCACGTTCTTGCGCCAGCTTGAGAGCCTCGGCTTGGGGTGCGTCAGCAAACAGCATCTTGACGCCAGCCTTGATGCCTTTGGCAATCCCACCGCCAGCCATGTGCTGATCAATCATGTCATTCAGGCGGTTGTCGAAGTGGTGTTGGTCAATCAGCTTGCCTACCCTAGCATCGAAGTCATCGGCAGATCCGCCTTCTTCGCTGGCCTCTACGGCTCCGCCATCCTTCTGTCCCGCCTTCTGCATATTGGTCAACAACTCGTTGGTCAACTGCACAGTGGGGTCGTTCTTCGTGTAGTCCATCATCGTTATGGGCCTGTTCTTGCCCTGCTTGGCCAAGTCAAGCAACTTCTGCGCCTCCCAGTCGCTGTACACATCCCTGATAGGCACGGGCAAATAATTTACGCCCAAATCTTCGCCAGTCAAAATCTTGCGGTAGTCGCTGTGAAGGTCAGGGCGGTCAACGACATTACCCTCCAGTCTGAACAACCTGTTGCCCAAGTCGAGCGTGCCAGCGTTTGCCATGTTCGGGTCAAGGTTCTTGGTGAGCAAACCCTCCACAGGAACCGTGCGGCCCTTTTCTCCGCCCACGCCGCGACCCGCAAAGATGTCAGCCATCAAGGCGCGTTGGGAATAGGTCTTGACTTGCTGTCGGAAGTTACGCGCACCCAAGTCAATGCCGTCAGGGAATATCAAACGCCCGTTGTTGTCCGTCATGGTACTGGCGCGGGCGCTCAACTTCTGGATTTGTTCGTCGGACAAATTCTTGCGCTGGGCGGAAAATATGTCAGCAAACTCACCAAACATGGTGGAGTTGGACTTGTGTTGTTCAAGGCTACCGACAGACGGCGTCCAAATAACATCGGCTCCTTCTGGCACCTGCGCCTTGTTGCGGTTCAAGATGAGCACGGCCATCTTCTGGTCGGTTACGCCTGCCGCCGCCTTTGCATTGGCGTAGTTTGGGTCTACCAACTGGATGCTTGAAAAGCCGGGGCCACCAAACTTGCCCTTTGATAAGTCAACTTTCATGCGGTCATAAAAGATTGGCTTGAGGTATGCGCCTTCATGCTTTCCGTAAGCCTCCGACGCCTTGATTGGCGGGTTTGCAATTTCTTGCGCCAATCGTTTAGCCTCCATTGCCTCGTCCGCAGAACGGATGGCGTTACGCACCTTGCTCAACGCACCCGTTGCTACATTGCGACCAGCTTTTATTATGCCCATGATTACGCCGTGTAAGGGTTCTCCCGCTTCGGGCGGGTGTATTCGTAGTCCTCGTCATCATCATAACGAGGCTCTGGATTGATGTCGAGAAAGCCCATGTCCTTCAGTAACCGAATCGCTTGCGTTGCGCTATCCACATAGTCGTCGTGCGTCGAGTCAGGGAACGCGCAGATCTGCGACAGGAAGCCCTCGCACCAGTCCTTGACGAAGCCCTTCCTGACACTGCTCTCCGGAAGCCACACCCGCTTGGTCGCGAAGATCGACGCCGTGATCTGGAGCCGCTGCATCTTGTCCGCGTGGCCGGGGTTGTATCCCCGCACAGGCAGGTGGGCCGCACGCAGTTCCTGAATCAGGGAGATCCCCGCCGCCTTGTCCTCGACCAGTATCAGGTCAGGGCGCTTGGCGTCCTTGCCCTCGCCATACGACACCTTCCACTCCTCCAGCACCTTGGGCTTGAGTTTGGGGAAAGACAGATGCTCAGCCCAGCAGTCGATGAGCAGCACGCTCATAGGCCCGTCCAGAGGCTTGTACGCGCCCCATGTCGTCATGGCCGTCGGGTCGTTGTACTCCTTATCAGAGAAGGCACAGTCGTAGGACTGGACGATGAAGTCGAAGCGCGGGAAGGGCTTGTCTGCTGGCCACAACTGGAACATCTCGCGGCTCACCACCTTGCCGTCCTCCAGATCGACCAGTTGACCCATCACCTCCTGCTCGTACAGCTTCGACCCCTTGTACTGCTCCAACTGCCGCTTGAAGGTCGGCGCAAGGTTGGCCGCGTTGTCGTGCGTGGTGGCGCGGTCGATCACCACATCGTCGCCTTCCCGCCCGACGAGGTCGAGGATCAGGTCTTTCGGTCTCGGCGTCGTAGTGACAATGACCCTCGGTTGCTTGCCTAGCCGCAGGCCCATCATCATCATGTCCCACGCCTCTCCGGGGCCAAGGTACTGGAAAACCGCGAGTTCGTCGGCCCAGCACCAGTGGAACTGCGGCCCCCGCAGCCGCTCGTAGGCGTCGGCGCTGATCCCCCGGATGATGGATCCGTTGCTCAGCCTGATCTGGTGGTCTTGCTTGTTGTAGTCCACGACCAGATCCTTGGGGATGCAGGCCAGCAGGCCAGACTGCCCCTCAAAGCAGGTGTGCTTGATGTCGTTGGACGTCGGGGCCAGTACCAGTCCCCGCGTCTCCGGGTGCGTCCAGCACCACCACCACAACGCCTCAGCGGCGCTGCGGGTCTTGCCCGCTCCCCGGCCTGCCAGCATCATCCAGATCAGGTAGTCCTGCTCAAGCGGCGGCGGGACTTGATAACGGTGGGCGGTCGCCAACCATTTGGTGTGCGCCAGTATTGCAAGGCGCGAGTGCAAGGGCTGGCTGTCGAACGCCTTTGCCATCTCCGCATCAAGGAACTGGCCTAAACCACTAGATGTAGTGTCAGTGTCGGTTAAAACCCGTGTTTTGGGAGACTTGCCACTACCGGTAGTGGTTTCAGCCAACACGCTTGGTCATTTCCATGTTGCGGATGAGGTCGAAAAGCGCTTCAGACCTTGCATCCGCCGTCAGGATTGGTGCCGCCCCGTCCACCCCGTGCAGGCCAACCCTGTCCCCGTACTTGCTGGGATGGAACTTGGCCAGCAGCTTCAGACGGGTCTCTACCTGCAAGCGGCGGGCGTTGACGTCGTCAGAACGCACCACAGAGCGCACCAGCGCCCCCGTAGCGGGGTTCTCAGCCTCAGTCACCCTCTCAGTCAACGTCTGCGTGTCCGCGATGTACAGGCACTCCTCAGCGATGGCGTCATAGCCAATGTCGCGTGCGCGTGCGATGGATGCGGAAAGAGCGTCGTCGCGCCCCATCCAATCGTAAACCGTCCTCCACGCAGGAAAGCCATCGTTGGCTCTGCATATCTGACGTAATGGCACTCCTTCACTCAACTGCTCACAGATGATGCGTGCTATCTCAGGGTCGTACTTTGAGGGGCGTCCAGTCTTCTTGGGCGCTACAGGGTTCTTTTTGGGCGCGAGGCTACCCTCGTTACCCTCTGCGGGCTTGGGTGTCTTGGCGGGCCTCTTAGGCGCGTCCTTGATGGTTTTCGGCATTACCCGTAGTCCCTTGAGTAGGAAGGTGGGGGCTGCGCGTGATTGTCTAGATCAATCCCTCGCGTCGAGTCAAACGACTGCGATGCAGCCCCCGAAATAGGACTGTAGCACCTAGGGTGAGGTCGCGTGCAACTATTTCACAACCGCACCCTTTTGCTGCTGTAACCGTTTCGGTTCAGGTTCGACGTCGCTTCTCACATCCTTCGGATTCTGGTCTGCTGGTAGTCCCGTTCGATCTGCTCCTTGCTGATACCCAGATTGACGAACCGGGTGTGCTTGGTTTCTGGCGGGATCAACTTGGGGGGGGAGAGCCATGACGGCATCGCCTCCGTGCCCAGCTTGATTTTTGGTGGTTTTCTTTTAGGCATTATTTTCCCGTGATCCAACTCGGTTGCTTTCTTTCCAGACACGCTTGGCAGCGCCACGATTTGATGCGCCCGCCTCGGCCCTTGGAAACTAGCTTCACGCCCTCAGTAATCTGGCATGACCCGCACAGTCCCGGTTTCCTTTCTTTCGGTTCTTTATTCATTACCATGCTCCCGTAAGTATTCCAACCACGACCACTCCCGCGCCGGTCAGGATTCCCTGAACCCACATCCACGTTTTCCACATGAGGAAATCTCTCTCCGTGTACACGCGGCACTCGCCCTGCACTGCATTTTTTTTAGTCATGTGAACAGAGAAAGATAACTTATGATTGTTAGGCACAGGACAAACATCAGCCACAACGCCCAGTCGGGCCACGGTTTCACGCGGCGCTCTCCTTTGCAATAAGAGCCATCAGACGAAGCACAACCCGGTTTGACACGATTTGCCAAACATCACTTCATTTTTTATGTCAAATTTTACCTCGCTCAAAGGTTGGGCTAAAGGGTGCAGCCATGCGTGCGGATCACGCTTACGAATCTCGC